ATTACTCAAGAGAATAAAGACAACGGTTATATAGATTTGCCTACAGGAATACTTGGTATTTCTGGAATCTTTAATATGCAGTCAAGTATTTCTACAGGTTCAGGTATATTTAATGTTCAGTATCAGTTTGTTTTAAATAACCTTGAAGATATTACTGGATATAACATCACAAACTATTATATGTCAATGTCTCATTTAGAGTTCTTACAAGAAATGCTTGTAGGTAAACCGATGATTCGTTATAATAAACATGTAAATAGATTATATCTTGACACTGACCCAGGATTGCTTGTAGTTGGTGAATACATTATTATTGAAGCTTATGATGTAATCGACCCTTCAACATATTCAGATGTATGGTCAGATCGTTGGTTACAAAATTATGCTACTGCCTTAGTTAAAGAGCAGTGGGGTTCAAACTTAACAAAATTTTCAGGTATGCAACTTGTAGGTGGTGTATCTTTTAATGGAGAGCAGATCTTATCTGATGCAAGAGAGGAAAGAAGATTAATGGAAGAAGAAGCAGTGAATAATTTACAACCTCTCAGTTACAATTATATTGGATAAGTAAATGGCGACGAATGTATTCTTCAACAATTACTCTAGAGTTTCAGAGCAAGAACTGATTGATGATTTAGTTATTGAATCTATCAGGCAGTACGGCGTTGATGTCATTTATATGAGTAGAGCAATTAAAGGTCGTGATAAGATCTTTAACGAAGACGACTTTCCTGAATATAACGAAACATTTGAGTTTGAAGTTTATGTTAAAAATAATGAAGGGTTTGAAGGAGAAGGTGATTTCCTCTCTAAGTTTGGTTTACAAATAAGAGACCAATTAACTCTTACTGTTGCTAACAGAACTTTTGAAAGACATGTGACTCGAGAAGTTGTTGACTTGCTTCGTCCAAGAGAAGGTGATTTAATTTACTTTCCACTCAATGAAAAGATTTTTGAAATTAAGTTTGTTGAACATGAAAGTGTATTCTATCAAATGGGTAAGACGCAAGTATTTGATATGACATGTGAATTAATAGAATACAGCAATCAAAGGTTTAATACAGGCCGCGCAGAAATTGATAATTACTTTGCTGATTATAATACGGACATAATTGTTGATGCAAATAATGCAACATTAACTGCACTTGCAGCAACGGACGATAACGCAGGAAATCTAAATTTTGAATTAGAGGCTGATGGAATTATTGACTTCTCTGAAGTGGATCCGTTTAGCGAAAACATATCAATAAGTGACTCATAATGGCAATAGCAAATTACTTTTATAATTCTACGATTCGTAAATATGTTGCCTTATTTGGTACATACTTTAATCAATTAGAAGTTCGCAGAACAAGTACTGATGGGACTCTCAATCAGAGACAGATTGTACCTATTTCTTATGGACCATATCAAAAGATTTTAGCAAGACTTGACCAAGATCCTGCTATATTAGGTGGTGCAAGTTTTGATGCAAACGGAAATCCAATCGCAGGACAACCTTATGCTATGACATTACCTCGTATGGCATTTGAGTTAACTTCATTTGAATACGACACAGAAAGAAAAGTTGCTCCTACAAGAAAGTTAAGAAAGACTGCCGTTGATGAAGACAATGGAAATAGAAGATATGTATATTCTGGGACTCCGTATAATATGGGATTCAGTTTATACATAATGGCAAAATATAACGAAGATGCTGTTAAATTATTAGAACAAATTTTACCTTTCTTTAATCCAGAATTTACAAGCACTGTGAATTTAATTGATGGATTAGAACCAATTGATGTGCCACTTATTTTAAGTAGTGTTAATGCAGAAGATTTATACGAAGAAGCATTTACACAAAGAAGAAGTATTTTATATACGCTTAACTTTACAATGAAAGGATGGTTCTTTGGTCCTGAAAGAGATAAGGGTACAATTAAATTTGTTGATGTTCGTTATGCAACTGACATAACAGCGAATTCTCCATTTGAAGAATTCCAAACAGGACAACCAGGAATGTTGGCAAATAATACGCCAACTGATGACATTACACAAACCGTTGATTATAGCTTAATTGAATTTGATGACGACTGGGAATATATCGGAAATATATCTGATACAGAACCTAGTTAAGAAGGAATAATATTATGAAAATTGGATTTACTTGTAGTAGCTTTGACTTACTACATTCCGGGCATGTTCAAATGTTGAGAGATGCAAAAGAACAATGCGATTATTTAATGGTAGGATTACAATTGAATCCTGCGACTGACCGACCTAAAGAAAAGAACCCACCTATTCAAACTATCGTTGAAAGATATACTCAATTAAAGGCAGTAAGCTATGTTGATGAAATTATTCCTTATGCAACTGAACAAGACTTAATTGATATATTAGAACTATATAGAATTAATGTTCGTATATTAGGTGAAGAATATCGTGATAAAGAATTTACAGGAAAAGATATTTGTAGAAAGAAAGATATTGAACTCTTCTTTAATAAACGTGATCACCGCTTTAGTACTTCAGCATTAAGGAAATCTTGTACTTGGGTAAATAACGATGGTGATTGGAAGATGACCTCTGAGGGATAAATAATACTATGAAAGATAAAGATGACAAAATAGCACAAGCATTAAATATGAGGTCTTTACAAGAAGCCGAAGAAGAGAAGCAAGAAGCTTTGGATAGATTAAATCCAGAGAAACTTCCTGACCTTCCAATGAATTCTTTTTCGACTAATGAAGATGCTGAACTTGCAGAAAGTGTAGATTCCGTAAAGAATTTACCGCAAGAAAGTGTAGTTCAACCTCCTGCAGTTATAAGTAAAGAAGCAGAAGAAAATTTAAAAGACATTGAATTAGCAAAAGCAAACATTGAGAATATTATTAATCTTGGTGATGATTCTGTTAAAGAAATGGTTGAAATCGCAAAGCAATCTGAATCTCCTCGAGCCTTTGAAGTTGTATCTACCTTAATGAAAACATTACTTGATGCAAACAAAGATTATGTTGAAATGTCAACAAAGAAAAGATACGCTAAGGAAGAAGAATCTCCATCAACGAATGTAACCAATAATAATTTAATTGTCTCAACTGCAGATTTATTAAAAATGATAAAAGGTGACAACGAGAATGGATAGAGGTTATCTCGGCAACTCATATCTCAAAAAGATTGGTGAGCAAATTGAGTTTACTCCTGAAATGCTCAAAGAGTATATGAAGTGTGCTGAAGATCCTGTTTACTTTGCTGAGAATTATATAAAAATTGTACATGTTGACCACGGATTAATTCCAATGGATATGTATGATTACCAAAAAGATATCACAAGAAAAATTACTGACTCTAGGCGTGTTGCTGTACTCACATCAAGACAGGCAGGTAAAACAACAACAGCAGTAGCAGTTATATTACACTACATCTTATTTAATGAATTTAAGACTGTTGCGATATTAGCAAACAAGGGAGATGCAGCAAGAGAGGTCCTTGGAAGAATACAGCTTGCCTATGAAGCATTACCTAAATGGATGCAGCAAGGTATTGAAGAATGGAATAAAGGTAATATAACATTAGAGAATGGTTGTAAGATTTATGCAGGAACAACAACAAGTTCAGCAATTCGTGGTAAATCTATTTCATTCCTATATCTTGATGAGGTTGCGTTTATTGAAGGCTTTGATGAATTCTTTGCTTCTGTATATCCAACAATTTCATCAGGTCAAAGTACAAAATTATTAATGACTTCAACACCTAATGGATTAAACCATTTTTGGAAAACATGTAAAGGTGCAAGAGAAGGTACAAATGGTTATGAATTTGTTGAAGTTATGTGGTATGATGTTCCTGGCAGAGACGAACAGTGGAAAGATGAAACTCTTGAAGCATTAGATTTTGACCAAGAAAAGTTTGAGCAAGAATACTGTTGCCAATTCTTAGGCTCATCAGGTACACTCATAAGTGGAGCTAAATTGAAAGAACTTGCTCCATCACGACCAATTACTGAAAGTGAAGGTATTACTCAATATGAGAAAGCAATACCAGGTCACTCATATGTTATGACAGTTGATGTATCGAGAGGTAAAGGACTCGACTATTCAACATTTACAATGATTGATGTAACAGAAATGCCTTATAAGCAAGTATGTTGTTATCAAGATAATACCATAAGTCCAGTAGACTTTGCCTCTGTTATATATAGAATAGGGCTGATGTATAATGAGAGTGCGGTTTTAATAGAAATCAATGACATCGGTGAACAGGTTTCTGACGTACTTTTAATGGACTACGGCTATGAAAATCTTCTCTTTACTGAAAACGCAGGCCGAGCCGGCAAACAAGTTTCAGGAGGTTTTGGAGGGAAGAGAGCAGATCATGGAATACGAACAACAAGAAGTGTAAAATCAAAAGGTTGTTCTATTATGAAGTTATTAATTGAACAAAATCAGTTAATAATACAAGATTATAATACAATACAGGAGTTATCACGATTTAGTAAAAAAGGTAATTCTTATGAAGCTGAAGCGGGGTCTCATGATGATCTCGTTATGAACTTAGTTTTATTTGCTTGGTTATCTGACCAACGATTCTTTAGAGAATTAACGGATATCAATACACTTGCAGCATTGAAAGAAAAAACAGAACAACAGCTTGATGAAGAATTGTTACCTTTTGGATTTATAGATACAGGAGATCCTACGCCAGATGAGCAGGGATGGATTGAATATAGACCAGAAAGAACATTTGAGATATAAATTTCAATTATTATAAATAAAACTGTGATAACTATAAAATAGTAAATAGGTTTAAAATAGATAATATTAAAGGAGAATAATATGGCTTTTTCCGTAAGTCCTTCCGTAATTGTTCGAGAGGTGGACGCATCAGCATCGGTTCCTGCCATCGCAACACCACCTGCAGCAATCGCTGGTGTGTTTAGATGGGGTCCTGTAGGTGAAGCAATTCTTGTTTCTTCAGAGAATGAATTAGTACAACGTTTTGGCGAACCCAATGACGATAACTATGAAACATTCTTTGTAGCTGCAGACTATCTTTCATACGCAAATTCATTATGGGTTGCTCGTGTTGACAATGGAGCAGTAACTGCTTCCGCAACTTCGACTACTCTACATGCTAATGGTGACATTAATGAAACTACAAATGGTGCATTTGATGCATTATATGCAGGATCTTTAGGTAATTCATTAGAAGTTGCATATGTTAAAGATACTAATTTTTCAACAGATTTAATTGCTGTTGGAGACGTCCCAACTACACGAATCACAGGTGCAGATTCTGAAGAGATAGCAACTGCGCAAACAATTACATTTAACACTAACACAATTTCTTTCGAGGTAGTACCTGAAAACGCAATTGATTTGGCAAATACTGAACCAGTTGTAGCAGGTGATATAATGGTTATTGGTAACGATTCAGTTGGTTATCAAGAAATTACACTCGACAGTATTACAGAAGAAACAAGAGCAGCAGATGGACAGGAAACTGCTAATACTGCGTTAATTACTTCACATGCTTATACGATTAATTTAGCAAGTCCTTATAGATTAGCTGAAACATCTTTAGCGAAATTAAAAATCAATAGAAAGTGGGCATACTCGAAATCATTCATAACTGCTCCAAGTACAGGTAATTATCATATCGCAGTTATTGACGAAGATGGTCAAATCAGTGGAGATGCTGGAACATTATTAGAAATATATTCTGATGTATCAACAACCTCAACTGCAAGACTTCCTGATGGTCGTACTAACTACTATAAAGAAGTTATTGAACAACAATCAGCTTGGGTTAAAGTTGCTAATACAACTCATTTTGAAGCTCAAACTGCACAGTATGAATCATTAGGTGTTAACGTAGGTGGTGCAGGTGGTAATACTGACATATTGAGTTCAAACGTTGGAACAGACGGTAGAACTGAAACTACAGCAACACTTGCTGACCTAGCAGATGGTTACGATTTATTCAAATCTTCAAATGAAATTGATATTTCATTCGTATTAGGTGGTAAATCTGATGATACAGGTAATCTTGCTACATACCTAATTTCAAATATTGCTGATTACAGAAAAGATGCAGTTGCGTTTATTTCGCCTGCTAAATCTGATGTAGTTGATGAAAGCAAAACAGAAAAGAAATTAGCAAATGTAATTGATTTCAAGAACAGCTTACCAAGTTCTTCTTACTATGTAATGGATTCTGGGTACAAGTACAGATACGATAGATATAACGATGTATATAGATACACTCCACTTAACGGTGATATCGCAGGTCTTTCCTCAAGAGTTGAACCTTTTGAAAGTCCAGCAGGATTCCGTAAGGGTGTAATTAAAAATGTTGTTAAGCTTGCGTTTAATCCTAACAAATCTCAGAGAGACCAACTATATAGCTCAAATATCAATCCAGTTATGGCACAAGTAGGACGAGGAATTGTTCTATTCGGTGATAAAACAGGATTAGGTGCTAATAGTGCATTTGATAGTATTAATGTTAGAAGATTGTTTATCGCAGTAGAGAAGGCAATTGCTAATGCTGCTGAAGGATTCTTATTTGAATTGAATGATGAGTTTACTCAATCACAATTTAAAGGAATCGTTGAACCATTCTTAAGAGACATTCAAGGTAAAAGAGGAATTGTTGATTTTAGAGTAGTTTCTGATACAACTGTTAATACACCTTCGGTTATTGACCAAGGTAAGTTCAGAGCTAATATCTTTATTAAACCTGCACGTTCAATTAACGTCATCGAATTAACTTTCGTGGCAACAAGAAGCGGTGTAGAGTTTGATGAAATCGTTGGGTCACTAACATAATAAATAATTATTAAATAAAGGAGAATAAGAATGGCGTTTAACATAAATGAGTTCAAATCCCAGTTAACTGGTGGTGGTGCTCGAGCTAATCTTTTCCAAGTGCAAATTTTAAACCCTGTTGACCCTGTGGCTGATTTCAAAATTCCATTCATGGTTAAAGGTGCAAACATTCCTTCTTCCGATATAGCTTCTTATAAAGTTAACTATTTTGGAAGACAGGTTGCATATGCAGGAGATAGAACATTCGCTACTTGGGAAGTGACAGTAATTAATGATGAGGATTATTCAATTCGTAATTCCATGGAAGCATGGATGAATTCAATCAATTCACACGAAGGAAATATATCCGGCTTACCTCAAGATTATAAAACTGACGCGCTAATTACACATTACAGTAAAAATGGAGATCCTCTTAGAACATATAAATTTGAAGGATTATTCCCAACATCTGTTAGCTCAATGGCAATGGGTTGGGATACAGCTGCCGGGATTCAGGAATTTACAGTAGGCTTCGACTATGATCTTTGGACAGTTGAAGGTAATACTGGAATTCCTACTACATAATTAAATAATAGGTGATATTTTGAAAATTTTTGGCTTTGATATAAAGAGGGCTGAGGAAGAGAACGAAATTCCAGTTTCGTTTGCCGAACCCTCTAATGATGATGGAGCGATTACAGTTGGTAATGCGCTTGGTGGATTTTATAATACGATACTTGATATGGAAGGTTCCGCTAAAACGGAATCCGAACTTATTACAAGATATCGTCACATGGCAATGCAGCCTGAAGTTTCTCAAGCAATTGATGATATTGTGAATGAGGCAATTAGTGTTGATACAAATGATAGAGTTGTTGAAATCTCCTTAGGAGAAACACAGTTATCAGATAAAGTAAAGAAAACTGTTGTTAAAGAATTTGATAACATACTTGCATTATTTGACTTTACAAACAATGCGTATGATATGTTTCATAAATTCTACGTTGATGGTAGATTAAATTATCATATTATTATTGACCCTGAGGATGTAAAGAAGGGAGTTTTAGAGTTAAGATATGTTGACCCTCGTAAACTAAAATTAATACGAGAAGTTGACAAAAAGCAGAAAGATAAACATTCAGGAATACCTGTTAAGAAAGTTAAAAACGAGTATTACATGTATTCAGAAACTGGATTTCAGAATACTGCTGTTGGCGGAACAAGTACTCCGGCAAGTAGTACATCTG